CATGTCAAGGACGCCGGAGTAAGCTTTTCCGGTGGTTAGAGTAATTTTCTGGTTAACAGCCGTAGCGCCAGTTGCGACCGCCAAGAGACGGTGTTTATCAATTTCTGGGGCAACCTGTTCTTGAAGCTGTGCTTTCATGATTTCTCCAGCACGTTTCGCCATTACTTGCTGTTTATTATTACCATCATCAATAGCAATCTTGAAGCCACGGTCTTTGGTCAAGGTGTATGGTGTGATAACATCTTGCAATTCGTTATTCCCGCCGTAACGGTCACCAGTGCTTGTGCGATCGTAGTCTTTAAGTGGAACTGTAGTTACAGTATAGACATTAACGGTTCTGACACCATCGAAATCATAATCTTTATTGACGAAGTCATCGGTATAAGAACCGTGAGAGAAAGCTTGGTCGAGCTTGTCTGAATATTTTTGGGCTAAATTAACAGCCATTTTAAATCCTTTCTAAATATTAATTAGCCAAGGAGTCCATCTAGGAATGGGTCGCTTTCTTCTTTATCACCGAACTGTGAAGAATCTGAAGATTGCATAGTAGGTCTTTTGGACACCTGACGAGCCGCCATTTCTTTTTTAATCTCTTCTTTGAGCTCTGAACGGATTGAATCTGTTTTTACAGTATTAGCACCGACGATTTTATATACATCATCGAGCGATAATTGACCATTAATCACCAACAATCCTTTGGTCATGATCTGACCATTCTGAGGGTTGATTAACGGGTCACCGTTAGCGTCAGTAATTGGCTGAGCTAAATATTCGACCATTTTCTGCTCTGCTTCAGGAGTAAGTTCTACAGATTGTTTCCATTTATTAGCATCCATTTCCGCTTTCATTGCTCTAACTTCCGCTAAAGCTCTGATATCGGCTGGAGCGCTTTCATCAACTGAGTTCCGTGTCATTTCACGCTCAAGCTGCGCTTTTTCTTGGGATTTTTTGTAAAACTCTTTTTCAACATCTCGATACATCTTGGCAACTTTTCGGGCTGCATCTGGATCGTTAGGATCAATGCCTTTTTTAGTCAAGAAGTCAGTAATATCGTCATCAGTTTGCGAATCATTATTAGATTCGGCTGAATCAGCTCCTTCTCCTTGATTATTAGCTGTTGACTGTTCATCGGTTTCTTCGACTGCTGAAGTATTATTGTCTTCTACGGTTTGCTCATTAGAGTCCTCGAAGATCATCTCTTCAGTTCCAGTTTCGCCTTCTTCGAACATTGTTTCTCCTTTTGAGATTAATTGTTTATGTACGGACGGGTCTGTTTAACCCGTCAGCCCAACTCTTTACACTTATGGCGATGTGGAGACCCTTGCCTCATTAATTTGTAATTAATTAAAGAGTTGGATTGACGGTCATGCTTATATCAACGATTTCGTCCTATCTAGTCTCTTCCTCCTTCAATTCTTTCTTCGCTTTCTCAATTCCGACCTGAATAAACTGAATTACTGAATCAATCCCGATAGCTCGATCAATCATTCTGGCAATCTCATCTTGTGGAACAACCATGGATGATTCTAGGTACGATTGTTTTAAACCAGCTAACTTTCCCATGAGTTTCTTTCCCACCTTAGAATCCCAAAATGTCTTCCATTCAATTGCAGTGATTTTGTCTTTCTCTTCTTTATTCTTAGTATCCATATCCATCTCCTTCCGTTTGATCTCCTGCCATGACCTCTTGTGGAGGTAATTCGGCATCTTGTGGTATTAGTTCTTCGCCTTGAGGCAGTTGACCATGTTGCCCTTGTTCTGGCTGTTCTGGTGGCGTGATGATCTGCTCGATTTCTTCCTGTGTTAGATCTGGGAACATCTTCCTGAACATAATCTTCTTGAGTGCCGGCAAGTTGTTGGTTGGATCTTGAATTAGAATCTGATAGGCTTGAGTATAGACTTCCTGTTCTTCAGAACGCTGTAATTTGCGTTGAATATCGAGAGTTATCATCGGCGTATATTCCCCGAGGAACTGTCGAGGATTAACCTCATCGAACGATACCTTAGCATCACCTAGAGTCCTAACCCACATCTGTTCTGGAGCATATAATTGAATGAGCTTAAGTACGATTTTCGCTTCTTGAAAGAAGAACTCATTAGCAAGTGTTTGGGCCTTCTCTTGAATTCTAGAATCCATTTGTCCAAGCATATTCTTAATCTCGGTGGCAGTGGTACTACCTGTTGCACTAGCCCCTTTAGAGATACGACTAATAGCAGAAGATTCACGAATCTCATCCTTAATATTTAGTCGTTCCTGAGTAATGCCATTAGGAATAACTGGAGGATTGTTCCAAGACATTGCACCTTGTGGCAATGGATAGATTTTGCCTGGAGCTGGCTCCATATCATCAATCCACTCCGAGAATCTTGGATCTAATGTCTTCTCTGGGTAAAGCGTGTAAAGTAAAGCCTCTATATTTAACTCGGTTAGTTCATTGAGAAGTTCTTGCTGGTCTGCAATAATATCAACATCGGAGTCTCCGTAAGGTAGGGAGATGTCAGCATAAATACGACCATGTGCAAAAGGTAATAATCCTTCAACTTTATCATCCTCTGCAATTTCCTCTCCTTTTAGCTGCGCTTCGGCTTTCCTCTGTGCTTGTTGAGATTTAGCCAAAGCATAATGTGGGTTTTCACGTTCTTCGATAATAGTGCTACGATTAGCAATAACTACGACATACTTTTTTGTCCAGATTTCAATTAGCTCGACTCGATCTTTATCGTTATCGATAGAGCCAATAGTTTGGTCTTTTTTAGACTTATCGTCATCTTCGTCTTTACCACCAGAAATAACTTCATCAAGGTTTTTATAACGTTTTTTATAACTATCCGTTTTGAAATCATAAATAGTCTCTTCTTCGAGAGACTTTTTATCCGCAAAAAACCTACGGCCAACATATTTCCAATCTTCGTAAGATGAAGATGACGGGTCAATAATCATATCCCTGATAGGGATGTTTATTTTATGTACATAACCACCATCACGGTCTTCAATCCATTCATAAAATGCACAGAAATTACCAGTAATAAGCCCCTGTCGTCCATTTACCTTGTTTTTCTGCACCCAATTATCGCGAAGAGCGAAATCTGCATAGATCTCATTTAATACTTTAGTGTCAGCTTCTTGATCAGGATGGTTCGGCACATAATTAACTAGAGGATTAGAATTAAAAAGCTCAGCTACGATTGTGTTAACGGCTGAATTGACCATGGGAACAAAAGTCTGAACAACGCCATCATGACTGCGTTTGATACGGATATTGCGGTAGAGCTTCCAGTTATTCTCCCACTTTTGGTGGTAGTTCTGTTTTGCGTAATTCCAAGAACGCTCAAATTTACCAAGCCATTTCGTTAGCTTAGTATCTTTTTCACCAGATTGTTTCTTTTTTTGTTCAGTCAACTTAAAACCGAACACATCGCCATTGCCCACATTATATAACATAATCGCTTTATCTACAATAATTTAGTACCAATTATCTTTAGTTTTGCGAAATGCTTTCGGTGTGTAGGATTTGAATTTAACCTTTAATTTAATATCCAATTGTTCGGTTTTAGCCATCAATGCATAAATAAAAGCTGAACTACTGTGCGAAGACCAGTCGTGTTCAGGCTTATTTCTTAGGAGCTTATTCTTATTGTCATATTCATAGTGATAAGCTCTTAGACACTCAAGACCACGTTGACATTTCTCCTCATCAAACCAACAGAGTGAGAATTTTGGACGTGCCACCAAATCAATATCATCCTGACCTAGGCTAAAATTAGTAGGTCTCAAAACTTCAATGTTATAGATTCCATGATTATTGAAGAATTCTACCCTAGTCATACCAGTTTGCAGTTCACGAGCTTTTGAGTCATGTGGTAGAAAGTGTGTAGTATATTGATAAGGTTTGTTCTGGATATACGAGATATAATGGCCTAAATCTTCATTAGAGCCTTCATAATGATCAATAAAATGGATTTCATTACCAACTGTCTGGAAGAACCAAATCACGGTGGAATCACCGATACCTAGATCCCACGCCGTATAGACACCAGTAGAGGCATCGTACGGCACTTTTGTAATTCGTCCGTCACTACGTGCTTGCGCAAGCTGCTTGCCAAACACAGAACCAGTCTTAGAGGTCATTGGTTCTCCTAACCACACATGTTCAAACATTTCTGGGTTATCGAGCCTCATCTTCTCACGCTCTTCGATGATTTCCTTACTAAGTAGAGATTCGATTGCATCTGAATTGATCTTTTGAACGAACGTTCTGTCATCTGCTTTTTTAACAATAAGCTCCCAAACAGGATCATTTTCAGTCAACCTGTTGAATGTCCAAATAAGTCGACTTCCAGCCTTACGAATGGTAGGCACAAGCGTATTAATGCTATCTGCAGAGACACTCTGTGCTTCTTCTATCCATACAATATCAATACCCTCAATAGACTTAATGCTTTGCGAATTATTATGAAGCCCCTTAAAGAAGATTTCCGAACCAGTCTGTTTGTTCCTGATAATGTCTTTCTGGACCTCCCAAGTGTTAAGCTTATATTTGGAGATTAGATCTGATAGAAGCTTATGTACTGAGTCCGCGATTGAATTCTGAACCTCACGAGTACAGAGTATTCGTAATTTTTTATTCATACCTAGAATCAATAGCGATAGAGCGACTGAGGTTGACTTGCCAGATGCACGACCACCGTAGAGTACGATATGTCTAAGATCTCTGTCTATATCAAAAAGAACCTTAAACTCTTTAGGTATTTCAATTTCTAGTTGCATTTTTACCACCTTTATCTGAAAAATCTTCTACTACAATCTTGACTGAGCTAATCTTTTCACCACCTGACGTAATATCACGCTTCTCCGTGATGCGAGCTTTAAGCTTATTGTATTCTGCTATTGCTTTTATCTTGGCACTAAAATCAGCATCCTGCACAATAAGCTTCTCAAGTTGTTTGTCTACAAATTGGTCATTAAGACCATGGGCTTCGAAGATTTCGTCTATTCGTTCCAAGATGTAAGGTTTTGTCAGGTTCTCACATGCACCCGCTTTCGCTGTCCTATACCAGCCAGGTTTATTGGTATCGACACCGTAAGCTTCAACGTAGCTTTGAACACCATTACCAAAAAACTCTCTATCGCCTGCATAAAGCTGACAGAATAGCTCCTGCTGGGGCGTTAGCTTATGTCCGCTCTTAGTAGTGGGCTTCACGACACTCTTTCGTGTTGTTTTCTTTTTCTCTTTTTTCATCTACCTCCTTAGATATTCATCAATTATATGCTTACACTCATCAAACCCAACCCCAAATTCGGCTCTGTAGCCTCTCGCACGCAGGTTCTCAAGCATTCCTGCCTGCTCTGCAATGTGAGGAGTTCGCCAAGAGCCATCTTTCTTGTTTAATTTTTCACCATCTTTTTTGATTTCAATATAGAGTCCGAAATGAAGTCCCCACTCACGTACGGGACTATTCCATATATTCGTACTTGATTCAGCTATGAATAAATCCGGATAACCACGCTTTGGATGTAGTCTCTTATGTTTTGCCGCCTGACCCATAGTCAATTTAAGATCTGCGCCAACATCAAAGCGATAGATTACGTTTGGATATTGTAATTGCAGGTATCGAGCGATCTGCTCATATAGATTATGCTCGGAATTATATTTTAGCAGTCTTCTCATAGTGTTCCTTAATATTTTCAATAATCGCTTGATATGCTTCAACCTTTACTTCTAATTCAGCACTTCTTAAAAATTCAGCAATAACTTTTTCATATAGTTCATTCGATAACTCGTTATATTTATCTGCTCTTATTGCATCACCTAAGCTATGTGTTCTCCCACTAAACGAACATTCTTCGTATGTAATTTTTGTACTATATTTTTGTAATAACTCTAAAATGTCTTTAGGCATTATCATACGTTATCGCCCTCCTTGATTACCCTATATCTTCCTTATTCATTTTATATTCATCTAGCACCTCTAACGGCGCATCCCTAAAGAATCTTCCAATACTAGATATTGTTGGGAAGAACTTAGTAACCTCATCGGGTTTAGACAACTCTGAAAAATCGTACTTAGAGGCGTATTCTAATATGTGATGCATTCTTAAAGCTCTAATCACAAGAGCTACCTGTTCTCTAGATGGCAGTGGAACTCCGCCATAGAATCTACACTCTTGAATTATCGTAGGCATGACCCAATCAACAATATTCTGACCATTATCCATGGTTCTATTCTTGTGCCCTATGTATGCCATTATTCCTCCTTTCTAGCTCCGCATTTACCGCATTTGCCATCTATCGTGTGGGTCATGCACCAGCAATTTTTGCAGAGGCTAACATCGTCGGATTTAGTCACACTAGTCCTATACTCTAGATATTCATATGGGCCATGTGTCTTATTATAGTAATCCATCGCCTCCTCAATCCCACGGGACTCACATATCATAGCCATTTTAAGAGCGATTGTGACTTCATTTGCATTTCGTTCTAACTTGGCTTTATCATCATTCTGAGACAGAATTGCTTCTACTATTTGATTAATCGTTGATAATTTCATTTTTACTTCTCCAATAATTCACTATTCTCATGGATATTGCCAACGACTTCACATAAGTTTGAATACTTAAAAAGAACATAATAACCATCAGGAACGTTATCCCAATAGATTGCCCATTGTCCATCTTTTACTTGTTTAACTACGCCTTTAGTGTCGCTATTATGTTTAGACACGATATCCCCCTCATAAATCTCTTTGCCGTTCTTGTCTTTTAGCCCAGTATATTGTTCAACGATAAAGTCATCATTACTTAAATAATCAGAAAAGCAGTCCATGCCAAGTTCAATTCTTTCTTCGAACTCATTCTGAATGTTATAAATCATTTTCTTTTCTGATTTATACCAAGCTCTAAATTTTAATTCACGCATCATATTTTATTTTTCCTTACTTTATATTTGATAGATAATCCATAGTTACCTCTAAAGCTTTCGTTGCCTCTTCTTCAGTCTTAAAGTAGTTACCAGTGAGGAAACGATAACTATCAGCTTTATGTCCGTCTTCAGTAGAACTGTATATGCCACCATTACCATCAGTACACCAATATCTTCCGGCATACTCTGCCCTCCACCTATTATCATCATGGATTTCCTCGAACCAGTCTTTAAGAATGTTTGGAAATTTCTCAAGCGTTTTATGATTGTAAGCCATAATATCTGACCCTTTAAGGCGAAGATCGTTATTGTTATCTAGATAGAACTCATCACCCCCATTAAATGTTGGTAAGTCTTTTTTAAGCTTGTATCGTTTCATTTTATTCCTCACTTTTCTTAATTATTCACTGGAAACATTTCTGATCCCTCTGATTTGCGTGGCATTGTCACCGCAATATCAATATTTTTAATACCTTTATCCCTAAGATATCTTTCCGTTTTCTTAATTTCTGCCAGACTCGTGTTCGCAATTCTGTGTTCAGAACCGTCCGTAGCTTCATATCGGATTACGTAGTTAACTGGGAGAGCTGGCTTAATATATTTTCTTTGTTTCATATTTTTCCTTGGTCTG